TGGAATTTCCCGGGGGTATGGAGGCGTGCCGCGGGAACCGGACCGGCGCCTGCAACGCGGATTGGCGCGGGCCGGCGAAGCCAATGGCTGACGATCTGAAGGCCGCTAAGGCGCTGCAAATCGTAAGGTCTGAAGGCTGGGCGTCGAGAGATCAGATTTGCTCGGAATACGGGAACGATTGGCTTGAGGTTAATCGCCAACGCGCGGTCGAGAAGGCTGATGACGAGCGGCTCGGGCTCGACCCCCCACCTAACATCTCAGGCGGCGGCCAGGCCGGCGACGCCGCGGGCGCGACGACGGGCGGCGAGGACGGAACCGGAGGCGCGTAATGGATCAGGAAGCGAAAGACACTCTTGGGCGGATTGAGGCCTTACTTGAAGACGCGCTCGGGCGGATTGAAGCTTTGCTTGAAGACATACGCGAGATTTTACGGTCTCAACAGCGCGAGCCGTCCGAAGAAGAGGATGCGGCATAAATGACAATTTATCAGGACGCCGCCCTTCGGGCCGAAATGCAAGCCGCGATTCAGGCACTTGTCCCTGGCCTGCGCGGTCTTCAAGAGCTGGCCAGCATCACTACGCTTTCGTCGAGCGCGAGGATGGCGATTACTGATCAGATCGATAGAAGGGGGCGTCGAACCGATCTTCTGAAGGCGGTTCTCTCGGCTCTCGACGCGCTGGACGCGGCAGGCGCCGCGCTCGCCGTTGATGGCTATCCGGACATGCCAAAAATCCAAATATTCGGCCCCGTGTTCGACGAAATACAGGGGCACAGCGGCGACATCGCGACAGCCGTTGCACTCTTCGAGGCGGAAAATATAGCCGCCGCGAAATTGTCCATCAGTCTGGGAACTCCAGTGGGCAAACTCTAAAAAAGGCGAATCGCAAAATGGCGAACATCACAACTGACCAGAACTTCCCAAGTGTCGTTCTTTCGATCTTCGAAAAGGACGGCGTTACTCCAGCAAAAGTCAACGGCGTGCCGGTTTGGGCTTCGTCCGATCCGACGATTATCGCCGTGATACCATCGGCCGACGGCATGAGCGCCGTCGTCAACACCGTGGCGCCGGGGACCGCGCGCATCACCGTGAGCGCCGATGCTGACCTTGCTGTCGGCGGTACGCCGATTCCGATCACTGGCGTGTCAGAAGACATTATCGTGGCTCTTGGCACGAGCACCATTGCCGCAGTGATGAAGCTGGACCTCGGGACGGCCGCGGCCAAAGCGTAAATACCAAAAAGCGTTCCTAAGGGGCCCCGGATATGGCGGCGACAGACTGGAGCGATCCATGCCAGCGCTTCGCCGCCCTTTCCGACGCCTATTATAAACTCATTTCAGGCGGCAACCCGGCATCGGTGGAATATTCCGCCAATGGCGTAGCCCGCAAAGTCACGTTCTCCTTCGCGAATCTCGCGTCGTTGCGCAGCCAAATGCTAGCCGCGCAGGACGCTTGCGATGTTGCGAACGGCGCAACCAAGCGCCCGGCTCGCCGGTTCGCGATTGAGGCCGGCTCGCGCCGCCGCGGGTTGGGGTGGGATCGATGAACTATCCGCATCTGATGGCGAAGATCGTCAATGTTCCGCTGATGCTCCACCCCCGCGTCGCGGCCGTGATTTACAATGTCATCGCCGGGCGGGCCGGCGCAGCTCCTATGGAATTACCGGTTGGGCCGGGTGCTGGCATCAAAGAGCCTCGCGCAAGCCGCTTTACTGGCGACCGCGTCAAGACAGAGGACGGCAAGTTTCCGGCGGTCGAGCCTTATCTGCGCACGCCCGAGGGCGTCGCAATCGTCACCGTCGACGGTGAACTCGTCAACCGCGGCGCGTTCGTTGGCGCCTATAGCGGACTCGTCTCGTATGAGGGGCTAAAGTTTCAACTAGCGCGCGCGGCTCGCGATCCGAAGGCCCGCGCGATCTTGCTCGACATCAACTCGCCAGGCGGCGAAGCGGTCGGGGCTGAGGAAATGGCCGGCGCTGTCCGCGCGGCGGCCGAAAGCAAGCCTGTTTACGCGGTTGCGAACGGAATGGCGGCGTCAGCGGCCTATGCGTTGGCCAGCGGTGCGACACGGGTGTTTGCAGCGCCGTCATCTGTTCTCGGGAGCATAGGCGTTGTGCTTTTGCACCTCGATTATAGCCAAGCGCTCGACAAAGCCGGAATCGCGCCGACGTTGATTTTTGCCGGGGCGCACAAAACCACGGGCAACCCGGTCGAGCCCCTAACCGACGCGGCGACGAGCGAGCTTCAAGACGACGTCGACGCTTTCTACCGGTCATTCCTTTCGACGGTCGCACAAGGTCGCGGGCGAAAGCTTTCAGCAAAGGCCGCGCGCGAGACGGAGGCGCGGACGTATATTGGCGCATTGGCCGTGCAGGCTGGGCTTGCCGATGCCGTCGGAACATTCGAGGACGCGATGGACGAGCTTTCGGCAAAGGTCGTGCGGGCGTCAGCGCGCAAGGTCGCTGGTATCGCATCCGTCCTGTACCATGACTCGCAGCTTGGGAAGATCGTCACACGTAATTTAGGAGTGAAGGCTATGGCAAACGAAAACGATACGGAAACAGAACTCGCCATCCGTGAAGCGTCCGAAGCCGCGCACGGCCGGGGCTTCAACGAAGGCCATGCGGCCGGCTTTAAGAAGGCCCACGAGCGAATCAAAGCTATCCTGGCCGACAAGCGAGTCGAGGGGCACGAGCTTTCGGCATTGAAGGCTGCCGTCCGGTCCCCGAATTTGGGCGAAGATGAGCTGTGCGCCGTATTTGAGGACCTTCCGACCGCGATCCAGGGCGTGTCGCTCGCCGCGCAGGTTGAGGCGACCGGTGTTAATGCGATCCGCCCCGGCGCAGCGCCGCAGCAGACCTCGACCGACAGTTGGTCCAAGATCGTAAACAAGGTCAATTCCCGCAACCCAGCGGGCCGCGCGGCCTAAGAATTGTATTCCTCGCCGCCTGGATAAGCGCGGCATCCCCGAGGCCGGTCGAAAGAGCAGTCCCGCATCACGGATGCGGCGGCCGGCCGCCTATTGCCTATCCGCCAGGAGATCGAGATGACGAGCCAGTTTCTAGAGACATATCACGACGCCGCGTTCATCCTGTGGGAGGATGACTTTCATTACTCGCGCGACAATGTTGTGATCAAGAGCGGCGCAGGAATCGTTCAGCCAGGGACGGTTTTGGCGAAGATCACGCAGACGCTCGCCGCGGGCACGGTCGCCGCAAAGTCCGGCATGACCGGCAACGGAACCTGCGTCAAGGACGCGACCACGCCGATTCAGCCCGGCGCGCAGGTCGGCACCTACAAGATCATCATGACCGACGCGACCCATTACACGGTCACGAATCCCGGCGGCGAGACAGTCGGGACCGGCGTGTCAGCGGTGGCGTTTGTCGACGAGATCAAATTCGTGCTGACGGCCGGCTCGACGCCGTTCGTGGCTGGGGATGAATTCGATTTCCCTGTGACCGGCGTTTCTGGCGCCGGCAAGTATGTCCCGGCCGTGCTTTCCGCGACGGACGGGTCGCAAACAGGCGCCGCGGTGCTGATCCACAAAGTCGACGCAACGAGCGCCGATGTGCCTACCGCGGTCATCTCACGCCAGGCGCAGGTCAACGTGCATCTCCTGCAATACGATACCACCATCAACGACGCAGGCGCGAAGGCAAAAATCGCCGCCGATCTCGCGGCCGTCGGGATCATTGTCCGCTAATCCGGCGGCGCTCTAAGGAGACTCAAAATGTCCTTTCTCGACATCTTCAGTAGCGATCCGTTTAAGGTCGTGCCGCTTACTGATGCCATACAATCGCTGAAATATGTCCCCGGGCGAATTAGCGAGCTCGGCCTATTCAGCGAAAGTGGCATCCCGACAACGACGGCCGCGATTGAAGAGCGCGGCGGCATCCTCGTCTTCGTGCCGCCAAGTCCGCGCGGCGGTCCCGGCACGACCGTTGACAAGCTCAAGAGAACCTTGCGCGTCGTGTCGGTTCCCCATTTCCAACTCGACGACACCATGATGGCCGAGGAGGTTCAGGGCGTTCGTGCGTGGGGGAATGAGACCGCTGTCGAAATGCTGATGGAGAAGGTCGCCGAGCGCGGCCAAATCATGACGCAGTCATTCGAGGCGACGCACGAACTTGCCCGCCTCGGAGCGATCAAGGGCCTCGTCACCTACGCCGACGGCACGACGCTCGACCTTCGAACGCTGTTCAACGTCACCGCGTATCCGACGCAATTTCTCAATATATTGCCAGGCACACCGACGGCGGCAGGAACATTGCGGCGCGCTGTGCAAGCTCTGTGGCGCTTGATCGCCGACGAGCTACAGGGACTTCCATTTACCGGCATCCGGGCCTTTTGCGGCAACCAATTTTTCGACGATCTGATCCAGTCGCCGGATGTTCGCACGACCTATCTGAACTACCAGGCCGCCGCCGATCTTCGCACTCAATACGGTGTGCAAAACCAGAAGGTCTACGGCGCGTATGAGTTTGGCGGGATCACCTTCGAGAACTATCGTGGCTTCGGGCCGGACGGAACGGCTCTAGTGCCAACCGATCTTTGCTACCTCGTCCCAGAGGGGATTCCTGGCCTATTCCGCACATACTACGCACCGGCCGATTATATCGAGACGGTGAACACGAACGGTCAGCGCATGTACGTGAAGCAGTATCCGATGCCAAACGACAAAGGCATCAACATGGAGTTCCAAACGAACGCACTCCATGTCTGCACCCGCCCGCGCTTGCTCCTCACCGGATCGCGTCTCGCTTCGTAAAAAATCCATCGAAATTCGCGCCGGCCCAAACGCGCCAGGCGGCCCAATCTCCTTGCACATTGTAACCGAACTGAGCCTTGGGCCGGCGCGAAGCTAGGACTCCATGCACAGATGGCTGACTGTCTGGCACAACATCGCGCTGTTCGATGATTGGGCTCAGATCTGGATTCTTGGCTTTTACTACAGCTTGCCGACGTTCGTCTGGCTTTACCCCGGCGCACTTCCGACCAACATAAAGGAAACCTGATCATGGCCGTGAACTACTCAACCGCCCTCAAAGACGACCGTATGACCTCGGTCATTACTCGCCTCGACGCCCAATCAGGCGTCGCGAAGGTCGAGATTTGCACGGCCGCCTATGCCACAGTGCTCTCGACGATCTCGCTTGCCAAGCCGTCGTTCACGGAAACGGGCGGCGTGCTCACCATGGCCGGCGCGCCGAAATCAGACAGCTCGGCCGCCAACACGGGCACCGCCGCGCTCGCGCGCGTCAAGGACAGCGCCGGCACGGTTTGGATTCAGGGCCTTACCTGTGGCGTCGGCTCCGGCGATCTCCAGCTCAATTCGCTTTCGATCACGGCCGGGCAGACAGTCTCGATCGTGAGCGCGACAATCACGCACTCCGCTTAAAGGCCCGCCATGAACTTCTTCGGCATCGAGATAACCGACGACCAATTCGCCGCGGCCATGGTCGAGGCTCGCTCTGGGCGCCTTGTCGGAGTTGCGATAGCTTTGGGGTTCGTGCTCGCGGTCGAAGAATGATGTGCGGCGTCGCCTGGTTTTTGCTCGCGGTTATCCTCGTTTTTTGCGCCACGGCTCTATGGTGGACGCTAGAAATGAAGCGCGAAACCGAAAAGGCGCGCGGCGTGCTTGCGCGGGCAGACATTATTCGCGAGCGGGCCATGCGGGAGCTTGATAGGGCGTTGCAGACGCGGCTCATGGCGCGTCTAGAACGCGATGAATGGAAGTTTGCTAGGATATGCTCTGAGGCGACGGCGGGGAAATCGACATGGAAACCACCCACGCAGTCTTGAGCCTGGTCGGCCCGATCTCGGATTTCCATCTCGGGTTCATCGGGGGCACCTGTTGGGGGGTGGCGTGCACGTTGTTTTTCTCGAGATCGTAGTTCAATGGTTGCGTGACGAAAGGAAATGAAAAATGGTCGGAGCTCTCATTAGAGCGCTGCTTTATTTGTGCACGCTTGCGCTCGTTTTCTACCTTGTCGTCTGGGTGCTTGCCGAACTTGGGATCGTACTCCCGATAATGGTCATTCATATTATCGGGGTTATGTTCGTGCTGATCGCGATTCTGGTCCTCTGGAATCTCTTCGCGGGGCGCATAGGAAGCTTCGACTGGTGGGGCCGCGGGCCGTGATACGGTCAGGTTGTCTCAATCCATCGCATATTTTGCTTTTTACGGTCATCGTCGCAGCGATTGCCGTTGCGGCTAAAATAATCGCTCGTTTGCTTGGGTCGCACCATTCTTTCTGGGCGTGCTGGACAATGTCGATAGTTGCCGTGGCGTTCGCGGCGTTCCTAATCTGTCGGTAAGATGCCAGAGGTGCAAGAAGACAGGATACCAGTTTTCGTCGAGAAAAGCTGGCTCGTTGGGATGGGCGTCGCTCTCCTTGTGCAGATATTCGGCGGCATATGGTGGGCCGCGGTAACGTCGACGCGTCTTGAAGAAATAAACAAGGGGCTGTCCGCTGTTCAAATACAACTCAGCGCGGATATCGCCGCGCGCGCGGTAACGGCGGCGGCCTCGGCCAGACTAGAGGACAGAATCGGAAGGCTTGAAGAGGGACGCGACGCGACGAGCTGTCAGGGGACTTATCATGGCAGAAGACGATAGCAAACAGCCGGGGCCTGGGGTTGATCGATATGGCAATCAGGTCATCGATCCGTCAAAAAACGTCGCTGATCTTGTCGAGGCCAAGGCCAAATCGGATGCAGAGCTTCGCGCTGCTGAACAGAGATTTTTAGACGCTCAATTAGCGTCGATGAATAAATTCAACGACTACGCTCGCGAGTCAGGCGAAAAATTTAACACCTTCTCTCGTGAATCCGCGGAGAAGCTTGACAGAGTACGAGATCAAGTCGAGCGCGGTGCCGAGATCAAGTTCCAGAATTACGCCCGGGAGGCAGAGGCAAGGATTCAGATAAACCGAACGGACGCTGAGACTCGCCGTATCGATCAGCTCGCGGAAACCCGCCAGGAATTTCAAAATACGATCCGGGACATGCTCGCGGAATCGGTGCGCACCACCTCGACGCTCGTGTCGACGCAGCTTGTGCAAATCCAGGCGACCTTCGACACGCGCGTCAGCAAACTTGAGGCGCAAGCGTTCACCGCCGCTGGCCGCTCGAGCGTCGCCGACCCTGCGATCGAAAGCGCAATGACGCGGATGTCTCAGGGCATCAGCGGCCTATCCGCGTCATCGGCGGATGCGATGAACAAAATGGCTGCGTCCAATGCTGAAGCCATGACGAAGCTCACCGCGACTATGGCATCAATGCAAGCGTCGGCCGCGGCGGCGGCTGGCGAGCGCGGCGGCAAAACTGCGGCAACGACTGCTCAGATAGTTGCGGAGACGCTACGAGTTCACGGCGAGACCGCGAAGCACGGCTCTGAGGGAAACATCATCGCTATCGGCGCGATCGTCGTGGGGATTCTCATTGCGGCCGCGACTTGGTTCAACAGACCTGCGCCAACTGTGGTCGAGCGGCCAGCGCCAGGCCACGTGATGTTCATATGAAAGGGATCAGAAATGGCTATTTACTCACTCGGACTAAACACGACGGTGACGACCACCGCCGCATCGGCGATGGACCTTCTCGCCGCGTCCACCAACTCACCGAAGCTGATGGAGCTTGGCATCAATCTCGGCGCCGCGACGGTTTCGACATACGGGATTGGCCGCGCCGGCAATACGCCGGTTCAGACGTCGGGCGTCGCGGTGCTTGCGGAGAATCCTGCTGACCCTACCGGGCTTTCAAAGCTCGCCGTCGCATGGGGCACCGCGCCGACCGTGCCGGCAAATTTCTTCCGGCGTATTTCGCTGCCGGCGACGATCGGGGCAGGCGTTATTTTTACCTTCCCGCGCGGGCTGACTCTTGCCGCCTCTGCCGCAATGGAACTTTGGAATCTAGCGACGAACTCTGCCAACACTAACGCGCACTGGGTAGTTGACGAGTGATAGTTAATAGTCAGGAGCCAACGAATGACCTGCTATTCACTCAGTATGCCGTTCTCTAGCTCGGCGCTTGTCTATGCTGGTGCAGGATTTGCGCTTGCAGACCTGGAACCTGGCGCTACGGACGCTCCAAATATAACGGAGATTTGCGTTCAGCCGATCAACGTTCAGAGCGCCTTGGCTATCGGCCTTGGACGGGCGTCGAATACTCCAGTGCAGCAAGCGCGATTGCCGTTGCAGCCAGAGGATGACCCGAGCGGCGTGCCGTCCCTTTCATCTCTTGGGACTACATGGACGGTGGCGCCGACCGCCCCAGCGCAGATGTTCCGACGGCTTTGGGGGCTTACCGCTGCGTCATTTATCATTTGGACGTTCCCTCTCGGGTTGCGTGTCCCATTGAGCACATCAATGGTTTTGTGGAACGGGACGCAGTCCGCAGGCGGGATTTCCTCAGTGTGGAGTATCGAAGAATGACCCACGCGCAGGACCCGGACGACCTCTACGGCGACGCGCCGATCGCGCGCATCGAAATCACATGCCGCCGCAACGGGGCAATGAGCGTCGCCGGGAACATTGAAGACCTGCGTTATGCGCTGGCCATCCTCGATAACGCTAGGGATGCGATCAAAAGTCATCACGCGCGGAAACGCGCCGGCAATGGCGGCGGCCTCATCGTCCCGCCAGCGGATTTGACTCTATGAGCTATCTCATCGGGGCGGCAAATCATATCGCGCTCGGCACGGCCCTCTGGGATGAGGACCGTGCGTCGCTATTTTGGGACCCGCAATACGGTTATTGCTATCATGGCCGCGGGCCACAAGGCCGCGCCAAGTTCTTTGAGCTTTGGCCGCCGCCGCGAATGAGTTGTGGCGATCCTACGTCCGCGTCTCCTCTATTGGGGACAGACAGCGGCGATTCCGGCGCGTGGTCGCCATGGCAGATCGGGGCATCCGGTAAGCGGAGTTACGTATACATTACCGGGCAGTGCCTCGATGGGACCGGAGCGCCGCTCGCCGGCGCGACCGTTAAAGGGTTCCGCACTTCCGATAGCTTGTATGTCGGGCAGACGACCAGCGACAGCAACGGTAATTACTCGCTCGGGAGCCCCTATGTCGGCGTCAACCATTATTTAGTTGCCTACGAGGCGGGCAGTCCTGACGTTCTAGGGACTACGGTCAACACGCTCACCCCGTCGTAAAGGCAACCTTTCTGCGCGCGCACGCCTTGGCCGGAAAGGTGACTAAATGACTGTCATCATTCTGCGGGCGGCCGACGCGACGCCCAAAAATATCGATCTTAGGGGGGTCACGAACGCATCGCTTGCCGCGACCGAGGATTGGGACGCGGCCGCTTTCTCCGGCGGCATCTATGGAACCGGCACACTCGCCGCCGTCGAGGACGTTGACGCCCCCGCGCTTGTAGGGTCCGGGTCAGCATTCGGGCCCCTTGCCGCGGTCGAAGACACGGACGTCGCCGCGCTTGTCGGCCTGGAAGCGGCCTTTGGGCCGCTTGCCGCGGTCGAGGACCCAGACGTTTCCTCGTTCGTCGAGGAAGAGCTGACCACGCCAATTTGGCTGCGGCCCGGCGCGTCGCCATCAACGAATATCGTTCTAAGGAGCCTGGTTTCCGGGTTAGTCGCGGCCGCCGCAACAGACGGCCCAGATGCCGCAGCGCTAGCCGGGACCGCCGCGTGGGGGGCGGCTCTCGCCTCCGTCGAGGCCGGCGATACCGCGTCCATGGCGGCGACTCTTACCTCGAACGGCACGCTTGCCGCCGTCGAGGATGGCGACACCGCAGCACTCTTGGGAAGCGCAGCTTGGTTAGCCTCTCTTGCGGCAACCGAGGGCGCCGATACCGCCGCGATTGTTGAGGAAGAGCTTACCTCGGCAATTTGGCTGCGGGCCGGCGCCTCACCGTCTAAAAATATCGTTCTTAGGACAACTGTCGCGACGCCCGTCGTCGCAGCGGCATCCGAGGACGGCGACGCGGCCGCGATCGGCGTCGCGGTTGGGTATGCCGTCGGCGTACTATCCGCCGTCGAGGGCGCTGACGCCGCCGCGTTCGTCGTGCTTGGCGCAGCGTTCGCGTCGATTATCGCAAGCGAGGGCCCCGACGCCGCCGCTATTGTAGGCTTTGGCTCAGCATTCGGGCCCCTTGCCGCGACGGAGGCCTCCGATTCCGCCGCCATGTCCGGCGGGGAAATTGGAACCGGGGCGCTTGCGGCAATCGAGGGCGCCGATACCGCCTTCCTCACCAACATAAAATATACCGTTCAGGCGAGCGACGGCTTTTCCGTCTTTACATTCCTATGGCCAGCGGCGCTTGCAGCGGCCGAAGGTTCCGACGTTGCCGCCTTCGCCGGCTCCAGCGCGTGGTTCGCCGCTCTTGCGGCGGCTGAAGACCAAGACCTTGCGGAAATTTTTGGCAGCGTATTTGATGCCTTGGCCATTGCCGCAACCGAGGCCGGCGACATCGCCGCGCTTACCGGCGGTATCACCGGAGCCGGAACTCTTGCCGCAACCGAGGCCGGGGATGCGGCCGCTTTCGCGGGACTCCTTACCTCGAAAGGGTCACTTGCCGCCGTTGAGGACGTTGACTCTCCCGCGTTCGCCGGCACCACTTCCTGGTCAGCCGTTCTTGCCGCAACCGAGGCCGGCGACATCGCCGCGCTTATCGGGGGCGCGTCCGCAACCGGAACTCTGGCCGCGGTCGAGAATCCGGATATTCCGGCGTTTCTTCTTCCGCCCGGCGTATGGAGCAGTCCACTTGCCGTTGTCGAGGACCCCGACGCGGCGCTGTTTATCGCGTCCGGGTCAGCTCTGGTCACAGCCGCCGCGACGGAGGGCGCCGATACATCCGCGTTTACCGGGTCCGACGCGTGGGCCGAGTTGCTTGCGGCAACCGAGGGCGCCGATACCGCCTCTTTCGCCGGGTCGCTCAATGTCTTCGGCCGCGTCGCCTGCGTCGATGGCGCCGACGTTGCGGCCGCTGCGGGGCTCACTGGCTGGAATAGTTCGCTTGCCGCTATAGAGGGGGCCGACGCCCTGGCCGCGACGGTCAGGACCGCGTGGCTGGCTAACCTTGCCGCCGTCGACGGCTCTGATGTTGCGACGGCCGCCGGATCGCTCTCGTGGCGCGGCACTATCGCAGCTATTGAGGGGGCGGATGTTGCCGCCTCGTCTATCGACGTTTCATGGCACGCGCGCGTTGCGGCCGTCGAAGGGGCGGACGTCGCGGCATGGGCCGGCGGCCACGGATGGCTGGCGGCGCTCGTCG